TTATAAATTTGCCATAGCCTTTTCAAAGAAATTGACGGCGTCTTTTTCCTTTTCTTTTGACAAGTGACTATAGATATCCATGGTCATGGCTAATGTTGAATGACCTAAACGGTGTTGCAATTCTTTATAACTAATACCAGCGTTTAATAATAAGCTAGCGTGTGTGTGCCTAAAGGCGTGAAATGTAAAACGTGGTAAACCAGCTTGTTTTAGGTGTTTTGTTAGTACTAACTGTAAGTTTGTGCGGTTAGGATAAATATTGAAACCATTTGAAAATACATATTTAGCCATTTTACTACTATAACTATGTTCCATAAAACATTGGTATTGACGGGCTTTATATAGACGTAACATTAGAACGGTATTCTTATCAATTGAAATTTTTCTATTTCCTGCCTCAGATTTAGTACTGTTGGTTTCCATACGACTAAAAGCAACTGTTTTGTTAACGTCAATATAACCATTATCTAAGTCAATATCAGACCATTCAAGGGCTACAGCCTCCCCAATACGCAAACCAGTGGAAAGTAAAGTTAGATATAACGTTTTATGATAGTAGTTTTTAAAGGTGTTTGGGAGACTATCCAAGTAGTCCTTAAATTGTTTCAATTGGCTAGTCTCAAAAAATTTTAGTTCTTTCTTTTTGGAAATATTTTTCTTGTTTTTAGGTACGATAACATTATCTGCAGGATTTACATTGATTATTTGTAAATTAACAGCATATTTTAAAATACGTTTATTAATGGATAAAATTATCCTAAAAGAAACACGCCCCAATTTATCGTTACTTGCTAATTTATTAACAAATTCTTGAATCATTGGGAGCGTAATTCTTTCTACTTTCATATCGCCAAAAACAGGCAAAAGGTGCGTTCTTAGTTCGCTAACTGTTTGGCTATATGTTTGTGGTTTAACTTCTAACTTATGGTTTTTTAACCACAGTTCACTTAGTTCTCGGTAATTCTTAACAGTAACACTCTTATATCGGGTAAAACCATTTTCTTTAAATTCGTTTATTTTGAACTCACGTTTTTGTTTGAGTTCTTTTTTTGTAGGTGCTGAAACGGTTGTATAGACTTGTTTCCCAGTCATGCAATCAGTACCTAGATAGATTTGTTCACGGTACACAGTAGTACCGTTTTTCTTTGTGATTTTCTTAATATTTGCCATTTGTAACCTCTTCTCTTAACTACAGCAGGCAGGCTATAAAGGTTTTAGAGTTTGAGGTTTTAGGACTATTTAAAATAGCATGGCAGTAAATAAAATGTTTCAACGTTGAAACATTCGGAATAGTTTGAGAACCATTCAAAATAGCATGGTAGTAAATCAAATGTGACAACGTTGTCATTTTTTGGAATAGTTGCAAATGTGAGCAATTAACTACAAATCCTTAATATAGAAATAGCGAAATATTGAAATAAGAGTAGCAGGGCAAATTCCCTTTTAGTTAAGCCCAATATTGAGCGCTACTGTCAGCCAAAATATTGGCGTCTTTTTAATTAGTGTCGGTAGAAGAAGGGAGCACAGAGTTGACAAAAGAAAGTTTAGTGCTGAACGAATCATCTCCCACTTTAGGAGAATTATGTTTATAGGTTTCAAAGGATAAGTCTATTGTGCTACCCTTTTTGTGAATATCTATAACGACAGGAATTCTAGTTTTATAACCATAAACTATAATTTCAGCCATTAGCATAGAATTTAAAAATACTTCGAATTGTTTAATTTTTGTATAATACTTCAACCAAACAGAGACAACACTTTGAGTCAGTTCTATAATAGCTTGATTATTTAATTTTGAAAGAAATTTATTGATATCAGCAGTATCTTCTACATCATTATTTTTGATTCCTCTAAAGAAAGCTAGATTTAAGAATAATATTTTTTCTTCTTTTTCAATAGGGGACACAGCCAAAGAAAAAGGAATGGTTTCTTTTTGAGAATCAACTATTACACAATCAAACAAAAAAGCCTTGCTTGGTTTAACTTCTACCATTCCATCACCGTTTTCTTTATTATGAATAGTATTTTTTTCGATGTATTCAAGAGAGTCAAAAGTTACTCTTTCTTGAAAATAAAAAGTAATTTTTCTATCTGTAATTGTAAAAAAATCAGAGATAGAAATATCAAAAAAATCTAGTAAAGTTTCTAGTGTGTCAAATTGTATACCTTTACTGTCGTTATTCAACAGAGAAGTCAATGTAGGACGAGATAAGCCGGTCTCATAGGATAGTTTATTAATACTCAATTTATTTTTTTTGAGTAATTCTTTTAAATTAGTTTTTATCATGAACACCCTCCTTATAATGACATTTTACAGTAATTGCTTTTTTTTTACAACAAATTGTAAAAAAGTATTGACAAGGATTTGTAATTTTTGTAAAGTGTAAATAACGACTTACAAAGAAACTAAAAAGTTGTAAATCATCTATTACAAAAGGAGAATCTAGCTTTGAAAAATAATCTAAGAATTATTTTGGCAAAACAACGGAAAAAGATTTCAGATATTCATGAGGCTACAGGGATATCAAAAACAACGCTAACAAGTCTATATTATGAGCGTACAAAAAATCCCGAAATAGCTACCTTGCTGAAAGTTGCTAACTATTTAGGCATTACTATTGACGAACTATTGAACGCAGAAGACTAGAAAGGCAGGTCACAAATGAATTTAGTTTATTTAGACGGCAAGAAAGAGCCATATACAACGAGCGAAATTATTGCCGAATGTGCTGAATTGAAACAGGATACAGTACAAAGCTTAATTAGAAATCACAAAGATGATTTAGAGGTGTTTGGGGTTTTCGGATTTGAAATCCGTAAACCTAGTAAAGGTTCTTTAGGTGGTCGTCCTAGAAAAATCTATCATCTGAATGAACAACAAGCAACACTACTTATCACTTACTTAGACAACACTAAACCAGTCAGAGAATTTAAAGTAGCTTTGGTTAAGGCATTCTTTGAAATGAGGGATGAACTCTCAAAATTCAGAGAACAACGAGCATTGGAGAAACCGACACACAAAACGTTGAACGAGGTTATCAGTAAATGGGACAACGCTCCAACAATGGCTTTCCCAACGGTTAACAACTTACTTTTAAAACTATCATCGGGTAAGAATAAGAAAAAACTGATTGAGGATAGGGGCGGTAAAACGGGACTAGATTGCTTAACAAGCGTTGAACTAGCAAAATATCAAGCTTATGAAAAAGCGGTTATCCCACTAATTGAGCTGAACATGGAATACAGTGTTATCCGTGATACATTGTCGCAAGTTCAGTTATGAAAGCAACAAAAAAGGCTTGAGTGACAGCTCAAACCAGAATGAAACTTGAAAAATATTAGATAAAACAAAACACTACAGCGGGCAGGCTATGAGGGTTTTAGGATTATCTTCTATGTTTATATTATAGCATAGAAACAGCGTTATATCAATGCTTAAGGCGTTTTTAGAAAGGCAACAAGGAAAAATAATTATGAAATTTAAAGGCGTAAAAAACAAAGCAAATCCATTTAGTTTAGACCATTACACCGACGAACAGAAAGCGGTCTTTAAAAAACGAGATGAAACCAAAAAAAGAGCAGAGGAATTCTTTAAAGCAATGTACGACCAGTCAACAGCTTGAACGATTGTTGCCAATGTAATGATTACGTACCACAACATTTATACAGGTTTCGCAGAAACCTTTGAGCAGGCTTGGAACGCCCTAGGTTATGAAATTACAACCGATATTGTCTATAGAGCAGTTAACAATTTACCAGCAAGAGGCATGAAAGAAGAGGTCAAAGCATGATTTACCAAGAAATTAATTTACCTATCTGGGCACAGTTGCTTATTATGGCTATTCTTATTCTAATTGGCATTGAATTGGTCAAAATCAAGCCTATAGAAGCTCCAAAAGAAGTTAAGGAAGAAACACGCGCAGACCACGTCAAAGAGCGATACGGAGCTTACATTCAACTTAGAGGACGTTATTACAACTAGAGGGGACATGACATGAAATTATATCACTATTCAACATTTGAGAATTTTCCTAGCATTCGAAGAGAGGGGTTAAAGATTGGCGGTGATGGCTTTGTTTATCTTGCTGAATCTCACGAACTAGCGAGGGCGTTCGCTTACTTTTATGGTTTACAAGCTTATGCTTTGTTTGAGGTTGATATAGAACCGAATGAAATATCTGAAAGCACAGACCACAACGAAAAATATTTTAAAGGACTAACGCAAAAAACAAGCGCAAAATGCTATATAAGCGAGCACAATATACCAGCAGATAGAGTGAAATTTATAGGTATGTTTTTGGTGTAAAGGAGACAGACCATGACAGATAAAGAATTGAATAAAATAGCTGACCTTATCAATGAACGTGTAACGTTTGCCGAATTAGAAGATTTCAAACACTTGGAAGAGCGAGCGGATAGAATAGTATGGGTTAAAAATCAGATTGCTAAGCTAGATAAAGGAGAAATATTGTTATGACAGATATCGTTATCCATATTCAAGGCACTAAAACAAAGTTAGCGGTAGCGCGTGACCGTTTGAATTGGGTTACCCGACAAATTCGAAAAATGGAGGTATGACCGTATGGAAATTAATCTCCTTAGCAATGAAACAGAGCAAGCATTAATAGGTGGTATTTTAACTAAGGTTGGTACTTATCTAGAACGATATGAAAGCTTAGAGAACCCATTAGGGATAATCTCACAGCGTGAGGCAACCGAACGCCTAGAGGTATCTTATCCTACTTTGAGACGTTGGGAGGCTAGAGGGCTTAAACGTTACACGCCTCCTATTGCTGATACTAAGACCGTTTATTATAAAGTCACTGACTTGTTGGCATTTTTGGGGGTAGAGGAATGAGCATATATTACACTAAAGGCATTCAAAATTCACGCCTATTTCTTTACGATGAAGACAAAGACAAGTTTGTTTCTACTGAACCCTTTGAGTTTTTTAAAGAATTCCCAGCAGTTGAAACCGAGGGAATGGATATAGAGGAATTTAAGAAAGAACACGCGCCTTACTGTATCTCAGGTAAGTTTAAAAAAGATAAAGATGACATGTATAGACGTAATGACACCAATCTAATTTATAGAGACTTGATTTTCTTAGATTATGACAATATCACCATATCAAGCGAGGAATTTAAGGCTACTGTTGAACGGGCAATCGGTGACTACTCTTATATCATTTATCCGACAATCAAACATACAGAGGAGAAACCCCGTTTTAGGCTAGTGGTAAAGCCTAGTGAACCAATGAATAAAGAGACCTATAAGTCAGTGGTTGCTGAAATAGCTGAAAAAATCGGCTTAATATATGATACCGCCTCCCTTACATGGTCGCAGTTGCAAGGCTTACCCGTAACAGTTGGGAAACGTCATGAGTATGTTAAGACTGTACACCGTGGGAAAGATTATCCCGTACCAAAATACGAAGGTAGCAAACCTGCCACAATCAAGCAGACAACCACAAAGGGTTATAGTATCCGTTCTCCTAATGAGCGTAAAAGTTTAACAGTGAAAATTATTGAAACACTATTCAATGGCTTTGGAGAAGAGGGCGGGCGCAACGTTGCATGTGCTAGCTTTGTTGGTATGTTATTCAATCGTTACGTTAATTTTGATATTGCCACAGCTTATCAGTTAACTGTAATGGCAAATAACAATACGCCTGACCCGTTGCCAGAAGAAGAATTGGATAGAACTTTTGAAAGTATCGCTAGAAAGGAATATTCAACAAGAATTTAAGGAGGTAGATTATTGGCATTAGACATTGCAAAACTAGAAGAAGAAATTAAAGAAGAGCAATCGCCTTTTGATAGTGAGGGCTACTTACTAACGTTTAAAAATATCAGAGGTCAGTTTAGGGACATTATAGAAAAGCAAAAAGAAAACGCCTATAAAGAGGCTTACAAAGCTTACATGAAAAGTCCCAAGGCTTTAAGCAAACTATCTAAGATAAAAGATGATGACCTTAACGCAGACCTAGAGCGCCAATTAGTAGAGGGTAAAGCGGTAGAGCACGCAGAAAAGGTTAAAAGCAAAGCGAGTCCCAAAACGCCCTTACAATGTTCAATCTTTTTGAGAAAATATATCCGCTTTGTACGGATCAGACCTGAGGGCAAAGGGCAAAAAGCGCCGTTATATTTTTACGATCCCGACAGTGGTATCTATTCGGAGGATAACGAGTTATTGCAAGATTTAATGGCAACCATTTATCCGAACATTACAGAAAGGCAAGCTATTGATACGCTTTATAAAATATCTCACAGCGTTCCTTTGAAAAATAAGCAAAACAACTTTGTTGTTATCGGTAGCGAACTTTACAACAATCAAACGGGCGAATTTAACCCATTTAACCCTAATGTTATCGCAACCCGAAAAGTTAAAGCAGAATACAACCCCAACGTAACAGAACCAACTATCAACGGCTGGAAACCGACAGAGTGGCTTAGAGGACTTTTTAACCATGATAAAGAAAGTTATGACCTAGCCATTCAAATTATCAGAGCCACTGTTACGGGTAAGACCTTAGATAATATATTTTGGTTACATGGCGTAGGTGGAACGGGTAAAGGAACGTTTCAAGCTTTGTTAGAGAATTTAGTGGGAGCTGAAAACACAGCCAGTTTTAAAATTGATGAAAAGAATGGGCGTTTTGATACTTCTATTCTTATTGGTAAGTCTGTAGTCATTGGTGATGACGTTCAAAAAGACGTGGTTATCAAAGATACTTCTATTGTGTTCAGTCTTGCAACGGGTGACCCGATTAGGATAGAGGATAAGGGAAAGAGACCATACACCACGCGCTTAAAAATGACTGTTGTTCAGTCATCTAATGGTTTTCCGAGAATGAATGCAGATAAAAACGCCATTAACAGACGTTTTAGGGTGTTGTCATTTAGTGAACTCAAAGGGAAACCAGATAAGAGAATTAAGAATGACTATATTAATCGCCCCGAAGTGTTAGAATACCTTGTCAAGCTTGCTATTGAAACGCCGTTCAAAGACATTGAACCCCAAAGGTCAATCGATTTTCTTAGCGAAGAATACAAAGAAATGAACCCAGTAGCGGACTTTGTAGACAGATTTTTCAATGATGACGTTATTCAATGCAAGTATGTACCTAACGGATATGTTTTTGAATGCTTTAAAGCGTATTGTAAACAACACCAAAACAGTAAATACTTTCTAAACGAAGTCTCTTTACATACAGAGATAAAATCATTGTTACCTAAGTCCTTTAGACCTAAAAAAGTAACTATCCCAAAAGGAAAGAGATTTCACAAAAACTTTAACCCTAAGTTAGTTTTTAACCCTTGGCATTTTGATACTTATTACAACGGCAGAGAGCACGAAGAGAACCAAAATAAAAGCAAAACAGAACGGGGATATGAAAGAGTTTAATTTCTAGTAGGGGTTTAGTACGGGTTTAGTACAGTATACAAAAATATAAAGCCTTTAATATCAGTGCTTTTGTACACTTAGTACAGTTAGTACACTAAAAAATAATATTAATACATAAAAAAAATAAATAAAAAAAGTATGCTGGAAAAAATTTTTAAAAAAAGGTGTCATAGCCGTACTAGCTGTACAAACGCCTTGATATATCAACGTTTATTCTTTAGTACAGTAGCTTTTGCACTGTACTAGGGTGTACCAAAAATACTAAGAAACAGATAAAGCAGAAAGGACAAAACACAAATGAAAATTAAACTATTTAACCGTGAATTAGTTGTTGACGGATATTTCAGCAATGGCATAACGAGAACTAGACAAGAAAACAATGAGGAACTAGAAACCAGAGTAAATGAGTTCATGGCTAACAAGAAAGTAAGCAGTGTACAAGCTTACGGAGATAATATCATGGTTATGTATGAGGAGGTAAACTAATATGAATGAACAAGACTATATTAGTTATTGTGAGAAAGAAGTAACACGCCTTGAGGCTAGACGCTATCAGTTCATGGGGGCAACATGGGAAGAGCTAGGCAAAGGCGACCATATGGTTATGCTAGAGGTTGGCAGTAAAGTAATGAACGAAGATAATTCTGTTAACCTATATGAATTACACAGAGACAAACACACACGTTTCAAGGTGTGGAACATGGTAGCAAGAACAGCATTACACTATGATAAGAAGTTCCCAACAGATGACAGACTACAGTTGTTCACTGACACCCTAGAAGAGCACTTTAATAACATGGTTAACAAAGAGCTAGAACATGCAGATATGAACAAAGTTAGTCAATTAGTTAGTGACTTTGAACCAGTATTATCAAGTGATGAACTTGAGAGACTTAAGACTGATATAGTATTAGTTGGATTGGTTTAATACTAAGCGGAGAATGTGTCAATGTATTTATTGGAGGAAATCAAAGGACAATGCTTGATAGTGTTGTCCTTTTACTTATATTATAATGTTGATAAGCAAGTTAACACAGACAACAAACACAAGAGCTTTACTGTATTGGTAAGGTTCTTTTGTCTTAATGTTGGCAAATGTTGGCATGAAATACTGGAATAAAATCATAGTGTAAAGACACCAATAGAGCAAGCATAGAGACAGAGTGAGCATGTATTAGCAATCACCCTGAACACCGAACGAAGTCCGAGAAACAGCCATGAGGAGGGATAAAACGGGTGTATAAGCGTTCAAAAATACCCCTTGATTTTTAATCGGGGTATTGTGTTATTTGGGGACAACAACGCCGCCCTTTTTTGCGCGTGATTTTCCCTTTTTGAATTTTTTAGAACGTCCTAGAACCCGCCTAAAAGCCCGCGTATGGCGGTAAAGGTATTTCATATGTAATTACATTCAAGCTTATTAAAAATGACCCCCGCCCCCTATTTTGGGACAAGGAGAGCCACCACAAGGTGTTAGCTTGTATCACGCGCTATTTTTTCAGATTTTTAAGGGGTGTCATATAATCTTGAAAAGTCTTATTTTGATTGTGTTTTGTTTATCAGTTAACTTTCTATTTGTTCCGCTTTTAGATTGCATAAAAAAAGCCTATAGGACGAACCTATAGACCCAGAAAAAGCCCTGCTCACACAAGCCCTCAAATATGAAACGTTACTAATATCATAACATTTTCTATATTTATTTTGGCTTTGTGCCAATGTAATTATTATACCATTTTTAAACAAAAAAAGCCCGCTCAGGCAAGCAGGACAACACACATAGAAAACTTATTCATATTATACCACAATCGCTTACAGTGCTACAATAAGAACATGGATATCAAAGACAAACTTAAGAACTTACATTCTATAAATATGCTGATTGAGAGCCTTGAGAGACTTTTAGAATGTGATAGAGAAGAATTTAAGAACTTTCCTGAACTGTTAGAGGGATTGGAGCAAGATAGCTTGCAAGAAATTGCAAAATTAAAGCGTCAAAAGCTAGAAATTGAAAGCTTGATTAATAGCCTAGATAATGACTTACAGCGCAAAGTACTTATAGAACATTACAGTCATGGTTATAAGTGGGATAAAGTAGCCGATAATTTGGGATATTCTAGAGTGTATTTATACAAAGTACATAAAAAAGCCCTTGAACAGTTATCCCCTATGGTTTAAGCGTATTTCTTTGGCAATAAAAGTTAGTTCATGCTACAATGTAGTCAACAACAAGGAGAATGTTTAGAATAGCATTCTAGGCATAAGAAAAGCACCCTATCCGCCAAGATTAAGGGTGTTTTTTATCTAAATAAAAACCGTGGAATAAACCACGGAAGAAAATCACAATATATCTATCTAAGTACACTAATATTATAACATAATGGGTTATATTAGTCATACACGCGCGTGGCTATTGAAATGATTAATATAAGGCGCTGAATGTAGTAAAAATTAGTACTTTTTCTGTTTCTTTTACGAATAGATAAGTAAGGAGGTATCGTTATGTTATATTATGATGAACTAAAAGAGGCAATCGATAGAGGTTTTATAAAGGGTGATACTGTTCAAATTGTGAGAAAGAATGGGATAGTATTTGATTATGTTTTGCCTAATGAACCAGTAAAGCCCTATGAGGTAGTTACTACTGAACGAGTAGCAGACGTTTTGGAAGAGCTAAAAGAATGA